ATACTAACTTGTTGAGCCAATGCAGACCACGCCGGATATTGAGCGTTAGCCGCAGCAATACTGGTTGTAGTTTCTTGAGATTGCATCATTTTACCGAATATGGCTTTTTTAACCATCGCCGCTATCCAACTTGCAATAAAATCTGCAATAGTCTTTAAAATAGCTTTACCAATATTTTGAATGGCAGTCATTAAAGAGGTAGTGCCTTGAATAAGACCTGAAATGCCACTTTGCATGCTGTCAATGCCAGCGTTTAAAGCGTCAATTAATAGTTGCTGTCCATTCCAATGAGCATCGATTGCGGCTTGTTTCCACTCTTCAAGGAGCTGTTTTTTTGAGTCATAGTGCTGTTGCTCTGCAATATATTCATCGCTTAATGCAGCTTGTAACGCATCGAAGTTCTGAGTTCGCATAGCCTCATCAATAGCATATTTCTCGTTTACCAAGTCAGTATGTTGTTGCAAAGCCTTTTTTGCATATTCTTCTTGCAGTGCTAACAACTCCTCGTTTTTCCTTTGCTCGTAGGAGATTTGTCCGTCAGCACTCATTTCGAATTCAATGCCTCTTTGTTTTAACAAATCAATATGATGTTGTTGCTCCATTTTGTCCATTTTCATGAACTTATCGACCATGTCTGCATAACGGTCCTCAATTTCATCTATGGCATTTTCATAATCATTTTTTAACTGCACGGCAGGAGATACATTACCTGTACTATCTTTACTAGCGGTTTTAAATGCAAAATCTTGTTGCATATCACGAATACCAGTTTCAATGGCACGTAGTTTTGTCATTTCTTCCTGTTTCGCCTTGATACGCTTTTCTGCATAAACTTCATCGAGTAATTTCAAGTCCTCGTGATAGTTTTCATTAGCGGTTTTCGATTTTTCAAGTTCTTCTCGCTCCTTTTTGTATTGAAGTTCGATTAACTCTACTTGGTTGCCTTGCATTTCTAAGAATGACTGCAAGATTTTTTCGTGAATTTGTTTAGCCTCTTTTGCTAGATCTTCACCCTTGCCACCTTTACCGCCACCGCCTTTGCCACCGGAGCCACCGCCAGAAGTGTCGCCACCGCCACCGCCTCCAACATTAAGGTCGCCACCTCCACCGGATAAGCCTGAGGTGATTTGCCCCATAATATCGCCGGCAGTATTGACGATACTTTGTGCAGTATCAGCGGAAATCGTGTCTACTTGTTGAATGGCAGTAAATGTGCCTCCGAAAAATTTGGCCACCTTATCGCCTACGCTATTAAGTTTAGCGATTAACCAGTTCAAAGCCTCAATGATTTTATTTACGCCCCAAACTGCCGTATGTACGATAGTAGAAAATACTTCGCTTAGCGTTTCACTAAAACCACCCGCCGCAGCCCTAGAAAGACCAAATACAGCGACAAGCGTCATTAATGCACCTACAAATATAGGGATAGGGTTTGCCATCATAATTGCGTTAAGAATTGCCGTAGCACCACTCAATGCAAGTGTAGCCACCTTCGCCACACCCATCGCAACCGCACTAGCAATATTTGCAGTTCTAATAGCCATAATTACGGCTTGTGTAGTCATTGCGATAGCCCTAAAAGCACCAAATGCAAGACCTACCGCACCAATAGCACCGCCCAAAATCACACTTGCAGCAGTAACCAAAGTTGTGCGAACAGTCAATAAAGCAAGCATTGTATTATGACTCGCTATAATGGCTTTTTGTGCTAAAAATGCGGCACTCACGCCAATAATAGCGGCAGTAATCAAAGGCATTGACGTAACAAACAACTGTACAAAGCTAGATACGATATTTTTAATGGTGGTGATAACCACGCTTAGGCCACTAAAAGCACCCTTAATAATTGCTATAGATACTTGTGCAGCTGCAGCTACTACTTTAAAAGAAAACGCCAATTCGTTTAACACGCTCATAAACGCATCGGAACTTGTCATATTGCCCAGTTCCTCCATTACTGGTTGGAACGCAGCAATAAGATCATTCTGTAATTTAGTTCCTATATCTTGGAATGTCATAGGAATTTCTGCGAATTTTGCGTTTGTTTCCTCTGCACTATTAAATAACGCATTTTTGATAATGTCCGCAGTAATAAGACCTTGCGAGCTCATTTCTTTTAATTGCCCTACAGATAGCCCCATCTCTTGTGCGATACTTTGTGCCAACATCGGAGCATTTTCCATAATGGAACGGAATTCGTCGCCCTGTAACTTACCTGCTGCCATAGCTTGTGTTAATTGGTACATGGCGGAAGTAGTTTCTTGCACACCTGCACCGGCAATTTTAAATTGCTTATTTAGTTGTTCAACAAAATAAATGGCCTCATCGTTGGAGGTGAAAGCGTCTTTTGCTAACAAATTTAGTTTTGCCACGCTATCAGCCATATCTAAAAAGCTACCACGTGAACGATTGGCGGCAGAAAATACCTTATCCATAATTTCGGCGGTACTTTGACTGCCATCATTGATAAGATCAATACGAGCCCTTAATTGCGTTAATTGGTCCGTTGTCTTGACTGCACTAACGGCCATATCTTTTAACGCCCTACCGGCTGCCTCAATGCCCATCGCAGCACCAGCGAATGCAGCACCAGACTTTGCAGCGTCCATAAGCCCCGGAATTTCAACCCCAAAGACCTTTTGAGCTTTATTTCTTACGCTATCTAGCGAATTAGAAATGCTTTTGCCTAGTGCTCGCTCAGCTTTCCTTGCTACTCTATCAAGCGCCTGTTCAGCACTATTAGATGAGCCAACAATTTTGACATTAATTTGACTTTCGGCCATATGCTATATTTCACCTCCCTCTTGTCTGAATTCTTCCATGAATAACTTTTCTTCGTTTTTGCGTTTAGCCAATGTCATTGGATGTAGTTGTTTCATAATATCTTCAACAGTCAACTTTCGCTTACCTGCGATATGAACATTCGTCATTAGGCACGCAAAATACGCTTGCTTACGGTCCTCTATTTCCGTTCTCAACTCATAACCCTCGGCAAGTTTGTAATATTCCATAGGGCTTAAATTCATGAATTCCCACGGTTTAAGACCAAGCGGACCATAGGCCATGCGTTCAGCTTTCGTTATCCATACTTTAAAAGAGGGGGCGGTGTCGCCCCCTCTTAGTTTTTTGTTTCGTTTTCAGCCTCAACCTCGGAGCGTGCTTGCTCATCGGCCTCATCTGGGAATAATGCGTAATATGCAGCCTTACCAAATACACCACTACCAATAAGGGCTTGCACAATTAACTGTACAAGGTCGGCATATTGGACTGTTCCCTCGTCAAAGAGTTCTTGCAATTTATCTTGGTAATAGATGTAATCACGCTTTTTGCCGTGGTGTTTCATACCTACGACCAATGCAGTGATAAGCTGATTAAATGTCATTGTGCCATTTTGTACCGCTTTAAAAATAGGCTCACCCCATAGCTGTTCCAACTCAGCAATACGACCAATGTTGAAATAGATAGTTTCGCCCATAGCGAATAGATCACAATTAATTTTTTTCATTATAAACACGCTCCTTATAAATAGTTAATTAGGGTTTTTTCAATTCAGACAATGGACCTGCACCATTCAATGTGCCTTTATATGTAGCCACATCATCATGCGGAGTACTTAAGGACAATTCTGTAATAGATGCATAGCCAGTCATGTAAGATTTGTCTGGGTATTCGAATTTTAAATGAACTTTTTCATCGTTTAAGAATGCTTTTTCAAGCAATGTCAAACTTTCTTCGTTTGGCATTAAAAGCGTTTCAAGGTCGATAGACCATTCTTTCATACCCGGAATAGTAACTTTCCAACCGCCACTGTCTTTACTAGATGCGTCGATAGAGTCTGCCTTACGAGATACATCGCCACTACGTTGACCGCCCAAGATAAGCCATTCAGCATTCGTAGTTTCGTCAGTGCCTACATTTAAGTAAATAAGATAATTCTTGCCGGCTGTAGGCATTGCGGTTTGAGCCGGTTTGTATAATTTTTTTTGTGTTGCAGCTGGTGCCATTAGAAAATACCTCCGTTAGTTTTCTCTTTTAAATCAATAAGGCGAACCATAAAGCGATATTGCGTACCAACTAAAGGTCGCACACTATCATGGTCGCCAACTTTACTTGTACAAACTAAATCTATAATCTGATAGCCAGTGTTCTGTAATATACATGCAGTTTCGTCTAATTCACCACAACGTTTGCGTAGATCATTAATAATTGCCTCGAACCTATCTTCCAAGTTAGCTATTAATTCATAGCCTACTTCTAAATCTGGGTTATCATTTCTGCCCCAAATCTCGATATATAGTTCTTGCTCCAATTCAGATTGAATGGAATTATCACCCCTCGTAGTTTCCCCACGAATAACCATAATAACGCCATTCTCATCGACTTTCGCTGCTTGTGGTCGCATAGCACCTAGCATGACATTAAATGCAGCACCGCTATTGTCGATAGTAGATTTAATATGTTGCATTAATTCTAGCCACATATTACCCCCTATAGATTTCAACAGAACGATATCCTTTGTATTCTGTAGGGTTACCTGTAAGCTGCCCTGGTGTTATTCGCGATTCCAATAATTTAATACGAGCTTCATAGTATTCTAATTTTTTAGAATAAAAGTCATCCGTCGAACCATTACTAGTATAACTTCCTGGCAAAGCATACGATTTATTAACGCAGACTTCTCGATAGATATATGCAAGGACTAATTCATCGATAGTAAAACTACGTATAACTTTATCCTTTGACACACCTAATCTATCCGCAAGTACATATAGCCATTGTTCTGCTTTGGATACAGCGGCCTCTGTTACCTCTTGCGTTAGCAATTCATCCCCTAATAGGCCGGCTATATCTTCAAAATTATATAGCATACAGTACTCCTTATATTTCAAAACTTAGCGTAATCTCATCTTTTACTAGCCCTTGTGCCACATCATCCAGTGCAATATCGGTATATCTGGAAAAAATACTAGTAATATTTGAGACATTATTTTGCAACGCTTCATACAAAAATGGATCTGGGGCAGTCCCAGGGTGAACCACTTTCCTAGCAAATATAAACCCATTACCGCCTTGTGGTACGAATCTCAATATCTTCTTAAAATGCGGCCGAATTACATGTGCTGGTGTCCCTGCATGTACAAAAGGGCCGTATTTAGCGACATCACTATCAATAAATACAACCCCTTGCATTCCACTATTAGAAATTCGATAATCAA